AGTATTGGCAATAAGAAGGATTCCGTCAGCCAAAGCTTCTTTAGCAAGCTTTTCATAAGAAAAATTACCTAACTCTTCACTATCTTCAACTGTATAATGACCGCCAGCTTTTTCTTTACGACGTTCATTAGCAGATTTGATTTCACTTGCTATTCTTGCTTCCCACTTTTTAATTTTTGGGTCATTTGTTGTTTCTCTATTTGAACAAATTAAGAACGGATTGAAGTTTGCTTCTGTATTGTCATCTCTTAGTTTAACTTCATAGTTTGGTAAATTGATTTCTGGTAAGTGTCTTCTACGACCAGCCCAGTCCTCAACATAACCAACTTTTTTAAGTTGTGCTTTGGACGCTTCAATTTCCTCTTTAACACGAGTGAATTGTCCAAAGAAGTTATCTAATAGAGCTTGACCTTCTTTTTTCGCATCATCATCCTTAAAGCCCATACGAATACCAGCAGTTTTACCAGACATACCATAAGTAGCAGCTAATAACATTGTTTTAGCAGAGGCACGTCTTTCTTTACCTGCTTTATGCAAGTGGGTTTTCTTACCACAAACAATTTTCTTACCATCTAACTCGATTTCAGTTCCTTCTGGATAGAATTCGAGGTTTTCCCAATACTCGTTATGATACATTGATTGGGCAATAACAGCATATAAGTCTTTACCTTCTTCATAAGCTTGGATCATTCTTTGGTCTTGGCTAATGAAAGCAGTTAATCTTGGTTCTTGAGCTGAATAGTCGGAACCAATTAATTTATATCTTGTTCTTGTTCTGATTTTACCTGAGGAAGCTGGTGTAAGTATAAACTTTTTGTCTTCAAGTTTAATAGAAGATAAGTAAATAATTTCACCGTCTTCTGAAACAGGTTTTAAATCAGCATTATCCCAGAAGTCTTTACCATATTTGAAACCCTCTGTAGTCTCAATTTCAGTAATTTCTGGTAATACATAAGCTTTATTTGCAACAACATCAATGACATCATTGTCTTCTCTTGCTTTGAAAAGCATACGAATTTCTTTATTATGGGATGGAATGTTTTGAATGTTAATACCAGAAATTTCAACTGAGTTATCACCATCTAAGAACTTCCACTTACCACCAGAACTGTATCTACCAGTGTCTGTGCCCATAGAATTAAGTTTAAATCTAATACGATGGTCTGGCCAATGCTTTGCTAATTCTGGAATAACATCAATATATGTAGAAATTAATTTAACAATACCACGTCTTTGGACAATTAATTTACAAATAGCTAAATCAGTTTGTTCTGCTAATGCAACTAATTCGTCTTCACCTGTGGCTCTTGGTTTTGCTTTGTTAACAGCAGGACATTTCAAAACATCATAGAAAAGAATAGCTAATTGAGTTGGAGAAGCCATGTTAATAACTTCTGGAAGTTGTTCTGTCTTAGGTTTTGTTTCCTTATAACGTCTACCTTCTTCATCAACAAGATTATAAGTTTCTTCTTGTTTCTCTAATGACATCTTAGACTTCTTTGGAAGATACATTCTTGTCTTTTCATTAGCTTCTGGAGTTAATCTCCAGCTGTCAATTCTATCTTTTAAGTTATTTAACTCTTCTTGAATCTTAATATCTAATTCAGTTAATTGATTATTATATTTTTCTTTTAATCTTTGGCCGAATTCAAGGTCAACAGCAACACCTCTAAGTTCCATCTTAGCTGTTACTTCAACAATTGGGTCCTCAATTTCATTAAATAACTTCAAAAGTTTTGAGTTATCAGCAGTTTCAAAGAATGGCAATTCCCAAAGATAAACCTTATCAGTCATCATTGAGTCTGTCGCAGCATATAAAGCAAAGATTTCTGGGTCTACATACGCGTAAGGGACATTCTCAAACAAACTTTCAATATCATATTTAGCTTGTGTTGGGTCGATTTCTGTTGTATAAATCCACTTTAAGCTTGTAGACTTTTCACTATATTTATTTTCATCAATTAAACGTGCAGCAATAATTGTGTCCCAGTTTGGTGGAACGGCAATGCCACAAGTCTTAAAAATAACTTCATAGTCGAACTTACCGTTATGCATGACGACAAATGTCTTGCTATCAATAATTCTTTGAAGCTGGTCTCGACAATCTTTTTCAGTTAATTGCCAAGACAATCTTTCTTTTGTTTCAACATTTACATGGTTAACTGGGATATACGCTTGCTTTTCACCTGGAACATATAAACATAAACCCATCAACTTACAAGTGACTGGGTCTGTGCTGTTATCTGTTTCAGTGTCGATGTCTATTCTTCCAGCTTTGATTGCCTTGTCAATATACAGAGAAAAGTCCTCTTTTGTTTTAATGAGGACAGTATTTTCTTTCTGTCTACCTAAAATCTTGAGGACTTTTTCTGTTATAATTGCAAGTCGCTCTTGGAGGGATAATTTTTTGGAGGCTAAAAGTTTGTCAGTATTAGTTTCAGTAGACTTTGCTGCTGTTGCTTTCTTGACTAACTTCTTAACTGTTGACTTCGCAGTCAAATCAATATTAAATTCTTCTCCAAAAAGTCCTTCCATGAGTTCTCCTTATTTATCTAATTAAAATGAAAAGCCTGTAAATGTTCTATTTGGTCTTTCTTCGACCGCTGGTTCTTCCTTAGCTGGTGCATCATCATATTTTGGTGCTGGAGCTGGAGATTCAGCTGTCATACCTAAGGCTTTTTCAGCCGCCTTATCTTCTGCTGGAGTAGAAATAAGTTGATCTAAGTTCTTAGATTCACTGGCTGGCTTTTCTTCTTGTGGGAAGGTACCGTTATCGAGGAAGTATTGTAAATCTTCAGCGGATTTTTCCCAGTAAGAATGTTTGTTAATGTTAAAGTTATCAAATGCACTGAAATCTGTAGAAACTAATTCTGGTTTATCGAAAACTGGAATATAGTCTAAAGAGTATTTAGTGTCTTTGCCTGCACCTTGACGTGTAATTTTGAAAACTTTTTCTTTTAAGCTACCATAATCTTTTAATTTGGTGGCTAATTCTCTGGAAAATCCAGCAGGACGTTCCCAAACGACTGGTTGTGCAGCACTCCAACTACCTGTAGTGGTGTCTTTGTAAGCAACTAACATTTCAACATAGACTGTTTTGACGGCTTTACCAACAACATCATGACCATCAGCAGCAGCTTTACAGAATGGACATGTATCGGAATAAGAACCGACTTCGTTTAAGCAACTAACTGGTGTGAAACCTGTGCCTAAACCTTCGAACTTTTTGCCAAAAGCTGGTTTATGAACTGTGGCAAATTTTAAATCTTCAATATTAGAAGCGTTAATTCTAACGAGAGCTTCGTCACCATTATTCTTCAATTTGAAGAAACCGACTTTAACGGCGTTTGTAGATGGACCACTTTGGGCTTTTTCTACGACTTTTTGATAATCACTGTAATTAAATTGACTCATGTAATCTTTTCTCCTTCGTATCTTTTATGAGTATCTTCTAAATATATTATACAACCCGCGTAATTAAGAATTCGCTGCTTCTTGAATAATTCTTGTAAATTCTTCTTTACTGAGGTCGTTAATATCTTTTTTACCTTCTGGAATCTTAACATCAACAATAATAATTCTCTTTGTGAGCTTTCTTTTTAATGTTTCTGTAAATCTTCTTCCAGCTTCATCGTTATCAAAGCAAGCATATAAAACTCTAATACAAGATTTATTTAGCTGTGCTATCTGATAATCTGAGATTTTACCGAGAGTTGCTACTGTTGGAAAGCCATATTCCCAACCAGTTAAGCAATCGAACGGTCCTTCTGTAATAACTACTGTCCTATAATCATTTTTCATGACATAATCTAAGCAGTAAACAGGTTTTTCAACGTCTTTATCGAGATAAAACGTCTTTGTATCTATTGATCTTTTCGGCATCATGACTAATTTTCCATAAATATCATAAGCTGGAAAGATAACTTGTCTATATTTTGGGTCATATCTAACCTTAAAAAGCTCGCAAATCTCGCGTGAAAGCTTTCTTTTTGCTAAATATGGACACCAAGTTTGGTATGTATCTAAGATAGACTCGTCTAATGTTGGCTTTTTAACTCTGTTTTTACCAATTTGGATTGGCTCGTCCATCGCAAATGCTCGTTCTACGATGTCTCCGCCAAATGTTTTTAACAACCACTCCTTAGCATAAGCCTCAGAAGAATCAAAACAACCAGCAACAAACTTTAAAAATGAACCCTTAACATCACAGCCAAAGCAGTGAAATACGCCGTCTTTCTTTCTAATGAAGCAAGACGCAGTGTCTTCATGTCCTCCATCATGGAAGGGACAGCTAACTACTAAGTCTGTTGACTTGTCTTGGACATCTTTTAGCTTACCATTAGTTAAAACTATTCGTAAGCGATCAATAACGTCCTTAACGTCTGCGTGTAATATAAAATCGTTATTAATATTTATCATAATTAGAATGGATTTTCATCTTTTGGAAGTCCATCATACTTAACTTCTTCTGAATAATAACTTTCGTCAACATGTTTTGTTGGGTCAAGAGGAATAAAGTTTCCTAAATTGAAGTCTGCTAAGTAGACAATCTTACCTGTGCCGCCATCTCTTGACTTAATAACATTTAATGTTAATCTATCATCTTTAATTTGAGTCTTAGCTTCGTCTTTATATGTAACTTCTCTGCTTAACATGATGATACATGTAGCATCTTGACCAATTCTATCTGACAAACCGATTTGTGTAGAGTCTTGTTCTTTTGTTTCTGTTTGTGTTCTGTTCATTTGGGCGACAGAAATAATTGGAATCTTCTTCATAACTTGAAGATTTTTAATATCTTTTGAGATATTGGCAATCTTTTCGTGTGCGATCGTTGCACCACGTTCGTCTTCTAATAAAGAATATTGGTCAATAAGTAGAATATCAAGATTAAACTTTTCAACAAATGTTCTTAAAGCTGAAACAGTCGCTGGACCATTAATATCACTTGGTGTTAAAATCTTAATTGTTCCGTCATATAAAGTAGATAATGTATCTAAATATTGTTTATATTGAAGTTGAACTGATGTATCTGTGCCACGTGTAATAACATTGTTATTAATATGACCTAAGACTGTATCAATACGATAAGCAACTTTATCAACAGCCATTTCACCTGAATAAATACCAACAGTCTTACCTTGCTTTGCTGCATTAGCTGCAATCTTAATTAATGTCCAAGATTTACCAACACCTGTTCGAGCAGCAATAACCATATTTTCATTTTCAGTATCAATACCGCCGATCATTGCGTCAAGTTCTGGAAAACCTGTTGGAATATAATATTTATCATGGTTAGCAACACGGTCTAAGTATCTATCATATCTGCTTGTATCTTGGAAAATATCTGTGCAGGTCATTGAAGTTGTCGCTGGAGCATTTAATACTTTATCAGATAACATCTTCATTGCTTCCTTAGATTTGCCGTTCTCAACAAGCTTTTTAACTTCATTGAAGGTTGTTGCTAAGAAACTTTCTTGATAGTCATCATAGAGTTGTTCTAATAGATAACTATTAGGCTCCTTGACTTCTGTAATATCAAAGTCTGGAAAAACATCTAAGAATGTGAGTTTATCAGGAACTTGTCCATACTTTTTGTAGTGGTTAACAATAAAGTTAAACTCTGGTTTATAATTGAAGAATAGTTTATCAGTCAAATTATTTAGTTCAATAATTGAATAATCACTATTTTGTAAAATCTTATTTATAATTTGAAATTGTGCTGTCATATTAATCCTTGTCCTCGCCTGTAATTAAATTTAAGT